TCTGGAAGAAGCAGTATCCTCTGTCAGAGTTTAGTGCTGATACTAACTTCAAGTCGTATGATGAGTTGAAGTCTCGCTTGGATGTCGTTCTATCTGGAACTACTAAGGTTGGTAATGTTGCTGATGTTATGGAAGATGCCCCGCGGGTTGAACCCAAGGTAGATACTAAGCCTGCTCCAGCGGCTACAGTGTCTAATGATGAAGAAGATGATACTATGGGATATTTTGAGAAACTTGCAAGAGAAGGTTAAACAATAAACAGAGAGAATAGGGGGCATTGTGCCCCCTATTTTTTTAGAAACCCCCCGCCGTCATGCCTGCCATACTTTTATTTTCTAATGGTTGAGCAACTGATGTAAAACTAGTTTTATTTGCATTAACAATTTTTTGTGATGCATCAACATTATTATTAGCACTACTACCACGATTTCGCCCCATTTCCATATCTAACTTTGCTTTCCTCATAATCGCGTTATCTTCCGTTTCTCCTCGGGATAGGATACGCTCCCGCTGCTCGGCTGCCAGTTCCCGCATAGCTATTCGGTTTATCTTATCCGACTTCGCGGTGCGACTCAGCCCGCCAGATTTCTTAATTTTTGTTTGATCGAAAGTTTTTTTAAATAACCTTTCCGCGACTTCATCTCTTTTATCTTTCCGTTTTTGTGCGCGCTGAAGTCGCGCGTTTAAAATTTTATTCAGCTCTTTTTGTTCATTTGTTATTCCACCACCGCCAATGTCACCTGAGATTGCACTTTCTCTTTCTGCTAATGCTTGTTTAACAAAAGCCATATCTCCTTCGCTTAAATCATCATCCTTAATAATTTCTTTAAGTTCTGCGTCTGATGCGTTACCTACATTTTTCCTATTTATTATAGAGTCTCCAAACGTCTCAGGATTATAAAATTCACCTTCATCGCCACCCAGTAATTTCATAACAGTACTAGCGCCGGGAATTTTTGCTAAGAGAGATTTAAAGTCAAAGTCAAGTAGATTTTTAAACCAATCTATAATTGTTTTAACTGCCTTCATTATCAAACCACCAATACTAAAGTCTTCTGGATTAGCAAGTTTTTCAGCAGCATTATCAAACCCAAATAATCCAAGTAACCATTTTGATGCTGCCAATATTCCTTTCATAACCATATTTGGAAAGAATGTTAATACATTAATAGCAGTTCCAGCAAGACTGATAAGTGACCCATCAAAGACAAAGAGACTTGATACCCAATCTTTTGCCATCTTAATTACGCCTTTAATTGTTTTAACAATCCAGCTGTCTCCTTTTTCAACAGTTTCATTCCAAGAAAATACACCAACAAACCAATCTTTAATACTGGTCCATATTCCTGTAACATAACCAGTTAAGTTAGTCCAACCTTTAGCAATGCCTTCTGAAGCCCAAGAAAATATACCAACAAACCAGTCTTTAATGCTGGTCCATATTCCTGTAACATAACTAGTTAAGTTAGTCCAACCTTTAGCAACACCTTCAGAAGCCCATTTAAATATTTTACTAAACCAAGCTATAATTGAAGTAACCACATCCATTATTAATGAACCAATAGACCAGTTAGTTGCATTTGCGGCAGTTTTAGCAGCATCATCAAACCCAAATAAACCAAGTAACCAACTAACAGCTGATGCAACTACATCCTTTATCATATTTGGAAAAAATGTTAATACATTAATAATAGATGCCATAGTTGATTCTACAGTACCAAAATCAAACATTTTACCAAACCAGTCTTTAATGCCTTGAAATACGTCCTTAATCGTATCAGTAATTTTATTCCAAGTTTGCGATATCCGAAAAACAACAGCATCATATAGGCGTGTAAAAAATCTTGAAATAGAACCGAATACTGAATCAGTTTTTTCGCCAGAACCGAATACTGAAGATATCATATTATATATTGTGGTAGCTATAGAATCTATTTGATCTCCTAGAAATGTACCAATAGAAGAAAAGAATACTTCAATACCTTCCCACCATTTACCTTCAGAAAAAAGGGCAAAAGCTTCACCAAGGCCTGAAAAGAGCTCTTTAATATGGGCCCATGTAGCTATAAAATATTTTTCAAATATAGGCCCCAAAGGTTTTATATAATCATTCCACAATATTTCTAACTTTGGTATTAGCTCGTCCATGAGAAACTTTTTAGTTTTTACCCAATATTCACTATTCATAAATAACAATAATGCTGTCATAAGTCCACCGATAGCAAACTTCTTCAACATACTCATAAATCCGCCAAAGCCTTTTTTCGTTTTTTCTTTTCCGCCTTCGTAGACACTTTTAGCAAGGCCACCTATGCCACCAGCAATTTTTCCAAGAAGGCCGCGCTCTTTGTTACCGTCGCCCTCTTCTTTATTGTCCTTTTCTTTGTCAGCTGATGCACTTCCTTTGCTGAAAGATAAGAAACTAGTGAAACCCTTACCAATCTTTGAAAGGAGGCTTGAATTCTCCTCACTTTGATCTTCCCCGGCGCTTGATGCTGCCGCATCGGCATTGTCTTTTCGTGTCGATGCTGCTTTTATACCA